TTACATCTTAACGATAACCTTTGACTCCCCGCTATTGCATGAAATCACTTGACCAATCGAACGCATGTAATCTCTAAAATCAGAAATGGTTCCCGATGATGCCTCTATAAGGCCATCCCTGCCCCTTGATGCAAATATATGCTCTCCAGATGTGGCATGAATTGGAATATCAACTTGCCCACAAAAAGCAATAAGGATTACGGCTTCACGCGACTGCTCATATATCATTTCAATTTCATCATCTGTCATTTCATCAGAGATGCTATTCTCATCAAACCAGTTATCACCACCAACAAATGACGGATCATTTGATTTTAAGCAAAACTTTATTGCGTCATCATACCTATCAGTGACTTTGCCATTTTTATCAATGCCAAATATGAATTTATCTTTTTCATCAAAGAGATAAGATTTACCCATGTATTCCGCATAGTCACTTCCGTTTGTGTTTACAGTGCCACCTGCGTTAATACTGCGACCTGTTGTTACTGATTTAGGAACACTCATGGCTGCTTTAGCGCTAGATTCACTCGGTGAATTAACAGCATAAAATCTAATAGGGGCTGCGTATTGAGCTGGAGATACCTCCAATCCTAAATCCCCTTCGACATACACAGTGTCATCTCTATATATGCGATGATATGGCTTCTTACTGACATCTTTCGCACCGTATTTTAATCTAAGAGGCACGTAATCATTATGAAATTCTAAATCATCGAGCACTTTTGAGATATTTTCTAATCCGAACTTAACATCAGAATTTTGTTTTTTATTTATGCATACAACTTCAAGAGTATGCGCTGGACAAACACAGTAATTGATTGCATACACATAGCTATTTTCAAATGTTACTCGGCTATCAAAACCTTGTGCTGTTATAAAGTAAGTTTCTTCTCCCTCGACAGCGGCAGGAAAACCATTGCTTACACGATTATTAAATTTAACATCATTAAATTTAATTGTGGAATTTCCAGCATGAATTAACCCCTGATGATTAATAGGTACATTACTAGCTCTGTTGGCGTCTTTATAAAATGAATGTTCATCACTAAACGACTGATAACTTAGAGAGTAGCTTAATGCGCTATAGTTTATACAGTGTGTCAATTGAGCTTTAGCTCTCTCGACACCCATCACACCCGTCAATCCTACGCATCCGTCTGTTTTTACTAGAATCGGCAACTCATCAGTAGGACATGCATTGAGTACATCTTTTGGAGCGGAAAGTCCGCACTGGTCAAACCAAAGATTCAATTGAGAATAAACAACATCTTTAATGTCAATTCCATGAAAGCAAAAACTTGTTTTTATCCAGCCAGACAATGACGTTCCGCCTTTACTAACAAACGGTTTATAGCAATACGATATCCGCAAGTCTAAATCGACATTCCAAAACGTAGACTTATTCTCAACGGCTAATTTTGCATTTCGAATATAAGCATGCAGCTTGCCGTTGTATGCGCCATCACTCCCCTCAAGGCAAGTTATCGGCGTGAAGTTTCGTAAGCCGTGCTCTGCATCAACTGTGTCAATCGTTATGCCGCTAATTTCCCACTCTGATACCCATCCATCCTCAACTAAAATGATACCCACATCCGTTTTTTTACTATCAAAAACTAAAGCAGTATCAACGCTCCACGCATTGTCATCACGTTGATTTGTCCCAGCGCCAGCACCACGCATCTTTGCACCAGATTTCCAACGGAGACTTTTGTGACAATAATGCTTCACATTTGGAGCTAAATAAAATGGCTTGCGTTCATCAATGAGTGATTGCAGCTTATCAGAAAGGTCTAGTGTTTTGTCATCTGAAAGCAGTCGGCTTAATTCATCTTTAGTGAGAAGGTCTGTGATAATTTTACCCGAAAACGCATATCTCCCAGCGACGGTTGTTGGTCCTGCACCTACTAATTCAGCACCGTTATCTATTAAATCACTTCTTAAACTAGCATCACCCACACTAACCCAAGCACCTTTGCCAATACCGCCAGTAGATTGTGGTGTTGAGCCTGTTGGGACTTGTTTAGGTAAGTCGCCATCCCAGCGGTAATGGTCGCCATCGCCATCAGGTAATTTCCATAGCGCGGTGCCATTTCGGCTAACAACTTCAGCCCCTTCTTGGAACGTTCCAGCGGGAGCATAACCAGCGGCTAATAATGCTTGCTCAGATTCAATTTTAAACTTGGTGACTAGCTCGTTAAAAATCCACTCCATGCCCGCTGCAGTAAGGTGACAATTACCAAAGCGGTCAATGTATTTGGGCTCTAGTGAAGTAGCCCATATATCTAATAATCCTGAGTTAAAGAAAAGGTCTTTGATATCACTACTTGGAACTGGCTTTTGTGTTGGTTTAACTTCTCTCATGCTTATTTTTTCCAATAAAAAAGCCAGCTATAATTGGCTGGCTTGTTGGTTAATGATTGCTGTTATGCGTTATAGTCGGCTTTTGCGTCGAAATATTCGATTGCTGTTATTGTGTAGCGCTCTCCACCGAGTGGGCGCTTATCAGTGATTACCCATTTGATGTTTTCGATCTCAACCGATGTTGCTATCACATATCTAGAAGGGGATTGTTTCTGGTACCCATCGTAAAAATTTAGCTCTATATCTTCTGGCACGCTTGCGATAAAGCCGAACTCAGTATCTGGCCTAGGCTCCGCTTTAAACTTCTGTGTTGTGTATCCCATCGAATCGGTGAGATATACCCACATTTCATCGTCAAACTTGATTTTCTCACTAGTTGTGAATACCTCTCCGTTTCGCTCAGTTATGTAACCTGCTTGCTGATTTGAGTCGTAAGTATCAGCTATCAGTACCATATCGGATGGGTACACATTCCCACCGTCTGCAAGTGTCGTTAAACTGATGCTTGTTCGTTGATGAATGAGTCTATTAGCTTCTAGTAGCGCCCTATCCATTGCTTGATATCGATTTCTACAGCCTTGTAAAACTATCTTATTCGGCGTGCGCGATAAGCCTTCAGCAATACCATTTTCATCAACTCGAAAGCGGATATAGTCTTTCTTGTTGCGAACTGGCTCGACATACTCAAGCTCAATCCCGTCATAACCACTTGGCATCGACATGTCATACGATATTTTCATGTCATTACCTGTGATGTTAGAGCGGTTGAAGGTGGTCATAGGGAATTCGCTGGACTGTTCACGCGAGAATGTCAGCACAGCATTGTCGTAGTAAGCTGTTACCCTTGCGGCATTACAGATAGTCTCGATGCGTTGCCCTAAAGAGATATCTTCATCATCGAATGTGTAATCAAAATATCCGAGTCGCTCATCAGGCAAGCTATCATAAATTCGATATAGCCCGTCGATGTCGATATTCTTCTCGCTTTCTCCTGCGGTAATTAGCCAAGCGTGCAACACTGCATCGGCAAAACTACGCGATGGCCTGAGCGTATGGTCAACTTGCTTTGATACTCGGTCATACGAAATGTGCATGCGCGTGGCCAACAGATTGTATTTGCGCTCTCTTGCCCCAGTTGGTGCTTCCGTTGCTCTTACAGACACATTGACAATCGTGTCATTCTCAAAAACGACACTCTCACGAACTCGGACAATGTGAGCGTTTTCAATTTTCATGATGCTCTGGTCACTGCTGTTATTGCGTCGAGTGAGCTGTACAGCGTAACGCCCACGACCTGAATTAAGCGTCACCTTGTCAGTTTTGTAATAAACTCGCGCGCCGTTGTTAGCGCTTAGTGCAGTATTGAAGCTTTGACGAGTGCCTGCTATTTCCTCGTTATCCGTGTTTATCTTCCAGATTTCTACGGTTGCATTGCAGTTGTCACCGCCGCCAAGTTGCGCTTGTAAATGCACCCACATTTGGTCACCGTCGACAGGAGAGAAGAACGGGCCCACTGTTAAAAACTGATTGTCATACAGAATGAATTTCGTTGTGTTCACTACGGCATTTGGTGGAAGCGTACTTAGGTCGTTACCTGATAGATTTGTAAAGAAGAATTCGTAATACTCGACAGGGTTAATCAAAGAACCATCGTCACTCTCTTTTGCATCAACTAACTCACTCTCTTTTGCATCAACTAACTGAGCATCGATTTTCACATCTTTAGTGACCGCCCCCTGCGGCGTGTCGTAACTTACATTCACTGTCATTGAGATGGAGCGCGGTTTCGTCAGCTCGTAGAAGTATTCAAACTCATCTTGCTTAACGATTTTTATCGCTGCTTCGCCACCTTTTATCTCGCCTGAAACTACTTCGTTTGCTGTCGCTGTTTGCTGCGGGATGTCCTTACTTTCGTTAGGCCCTGGTAACTCTTGCCCGTCAATATCAGGGAACTCGAAACCCTCGTTAATCAGCGGGATAACTTCTTTTGGCCTGTATATCTTGTAGCTTGCACCTGCCATCGCTGTAAAATCAGATTCGGCAAATCGGATACTTTCCGTTTTATACTCGCCAATACCGATGTTTAGCCATTCAGTTACTGTCTTGAGGTTGTTATTGTACTCAAACATTGACTGCTGAATCAGGTCAGGGAACGCCCTTACTTGCCCGTGTATTTCTGGCCTTGCTTGGTATGCTCGGGCAACGTTTGTTTGCCCTGTGAGCCGGTTATTCGGGCTATCTTTGACATTCGATTCAGCCGCAGAAAATGACGGCGTTTTTGGTGCAAGAAACGAGAATACTTTCGTAACAAGATTAAATACTGGATTCAGGATATCGCCGATAACGCTTTTTGGCTGGTCGAACACTTGAATAAAGTGAGTCGGTGTAATTTCGAAATCTAACTCGTCATCTAAGCCAAGCTCGACACCATTCACTGTTACCAGTACATCCCTTGATAAATCCTCTCGATGCACTAGAAAATCGCTATAAAAAAAAGAGCCGACTGTTAAATCGACTCTTTCTTTAGGTGTTCCCGCTATTCGCTGAATTTCAACTATCGGCATATTTCATAAACTCCAATTTAGTGAATTTCTTCTCAAGCACAATGAGCCTATCCATGCGTACAGCTCCGTTCTCACCGCGACTATGAAATGCATTGCCATCGATGATTAAGCCAATGTGGGCTGGCTGAGAGCCGCGATAACCAATGAATATCCCGTCATCTACTGGATGCTCTGTGCGTTTCCAGAACTCGACCTCATTCTCATAGCAAGTTACAAAATCATGGTCAGATTCATAACCAGCGTCATGATGAATTTCCGTACCTAGTACGTACCTAAAATACAACACGACAAGACCCCAGCAATCGCATTCCTCAAACGTACACGCCCGATTCTTCCACGGTTTGCCAATCATCTTGTTTATGAATTCATTTCTCGTCATTAAACAGTCTCCAGCCCTGTGAATTCTTCCATCGTGTAAATACGCCCAACATTCTTATTCATCGGGTTATTCATCGACAGCGTGACAGTGACCGATTCCGCATCAAGTGAACAGTCTTTCACGTACAGCGACCACTCACTTATCGGATTATCTTTGTCGGCTGAATCAAATAGCCTGAATGTTGCGATAATTGGCTTCATTCGAGTATTTGACCGCCATAGCTTGAGCTGCTGCTTAAAGTCCTGCGCTACTCGGCTAAACTTAACTGACGCATCGATAATCGGCGTTTTGCTTTGCTGGCTTTCAGCGAGTTCAAAGTTACACGGCTGATACTCAACACCGCCCAAAACTTTAGGCTCTATCTGCAAGCTGACTAAATGAATGTTTCCGAATGAATCGTGGGAGAATTGAATGGTCTCGTAGAATGTGCGCATCGGTCGTTGCGCTCTGTACTCTCTTAACTTCATTCGCCCCCCTTGCACCTAGGCAATCGCTCAGTGACGACAATATCGAGCAAGCCCCAATCCCTTGGCGGTATCTCAACAATTAAATCGCCAAAATCGTCATCTTCATTAAATAGCTTGCGGCAGATAACCGAGCCCGTCCAAGTGACCACGCTGCCGTTAATCGACGTTTGCACTGGATAACTAACAAAGTGAAGTTCCTGCGGTTGTAGTCCTGAACCACCAATATTAATCGGCATCCTGAACCACTTAGTGCAGTTGTCCAAATAATTAGGGCTTCTCAACCATTGCTGAAAAGCCCTTTCCTCACCTAGCTGGAATATCCACTTAACATTCCAAACCGTTTTAATGTCATCCGTTAGTTTCTGGAATATCGGCGCTCCAACTTGAGGCTGATCCGTTCGAAACCCAGTGTCAAACGTCATGTTCTTATCCGCTTTTTGTGGTAACGGGAACCATTCAGGGTAGTCGATTATTTCCATGGATAGCCTTTACAGTCTAGTTGTTGCTGTGGTGTTTTGAGTTATTGAACGGTGCATGGGTCCCTTTTCTTGCATATCAGTTAAGAATGCCTGAACTGTCAACGTATCACCGTTTTGTGATGCCTGAGCCTCAAATTGATGCTTGCCCGATGAGTAGTCGTTGAACTCAATGTTCAAGGTGATTCCATTCCCGCTGCCTTGCATATCCTTATTCGATATAACTCGCCCATTGTCGCCCGGTATCATGTATTGCTTACCGGTACTGGCTTTGAAGATTTCAGGTTTGCCATGCTCCCCGACTTGATACATTTGACCTGCTCCAACGGGTCCACCGTTGTATCTCGCGCCTGCTAATCCCACCATCGACATAGCTTGACCGGATAGCATTGACGTCTTGAACGCTCCTAAACCTGTCGCAGAAGCCGCCCCGCCAGTAGCAATCGATGCCGCAATAGCAGCTGGCGTCCATGCGGCAAGTGCGGCAGTTCCTCCTGCGGCAGCAGCGGCAGCATTAGCAGCTTGAGAAGCAACACCCAATGTCTTGCTTAAGACAAAGTTTTTAAGCATCTCCACGCCTAACTGAACGTATGAATTCAATACGCTATTTAGGATGGTGTTACCTAACGACCTTGCTGCATCCGACATATCCATTGTTTTTGTCAAAAGACCAGTCATGACATTGGATGCATTACCGCCTAGGGAGTCAATTGCCGAGGCCAGTGCTTCATATCCCGTAGATTGGTTGCGCATTAGTTCCCATTGTGCCGCTGTTTGCTGCTCCTGATATTGCTTATCCATTGCTGTGAGTAGCATGTGATATTGCATATCTGTAGCTTGCTTAGCTACTGTAAATTGCTCATGGGTAATTTGCTGCTTGGCGTATGAATCGCTGAGAAGCTTTTGCTCTTGGTCGTAATACTCTTTCATCATCGTGAGCTTACGCGCGTTTTCATTGGCTAACGCTTGGATGGGGTCAAACTTGGCGCGGTTTTCTGCCGTGATGTTTACAGATGCATTAACCTTAATGTCAATCATGCCGCTTTCAAAAGCTTCTGTAGCTTCTTTACCCAGTCGAACAAAAGTTTCTTTATCGATGAATCCTTCATCAAACATGCGGCGAATAGTTTTAGCTTCCTCTCCGAATTCACGGGCTAGCTTTAATTCTGGAGTGGCTTCTTGGGCTCGATTGAAATCACTGATTTTTTGAGTGAGATTATAAATTTCTTCAGCTTCTTTAGCGGCAGCTTCTTTTTGCTTGTCTGTTGCTTTAGATCCTAGTTTCTGCGCCGCTTCAAACGCTGCCATTTCTTTATTAACGTCCTCAACGCCACTACTTAGTAACTCGTAACGTTTTTTGAGTGCCTCAACCTCGCTTTGCTGGCGCTTTAGTCCTTCCTCTGCCTTGTCCTTTTTAGTGCCAGTTCTGCCATTCTTTTTACCATCGGATATTTGTTTAGTTAACTTAGCTGCCGTTTCGCTTAGTCTGATATACTCCTTTGCGTCCTCGCTATTTTCATCCCAACCAGAGTTTTTAATCATCATCTGAGCATTAAATCTAATGGCAGCCTCTTCACCTTTGTTCAGTCGAATAGTTAGTTCTTCGACTTTTTCTTTCATTTTATCAACGGCAACCCCTAGCGTTAGATCTTTGTTGAATTGTAGAGCTGAAGAAAAAGCATCTATAGCATCAGTAGCCGTATCTCCAGTTATACCAAGTTTTTCTAATTTCTCCTTAAACTCATTGATTGCCATGGTATCTCTAGCTGCTGCTTCACCATCAAGCAATGACCTTGCCAATAATTCATTCTGCTTGGTTAGTGATTGAGTTTCATTATTTAATGCAACCTGAGCTGTCCATTGTTCTACTGTTTGTCCTGCAGTCCTTTTCGCTTGTTCTCCAGAGCGACTAACAGCGCCAGTTAATTTAATTATTTGCTGTGTTGTGTCATCAGCTAATGCTTTGTATTTATTAAGTTCCTCGGTTAGTTCTTTATTAAACATTCCCGTTTTTTCTGAGGTTTTTAACGCAGCATTAAGGTGGTTTATTTCTTTTTCATATTCTTTTAGTTTATCAATCCTGCTTTCTAAATCTTTACCAAATTTATCTGCTGCATAATTAGCTTGAGCATTATTTAACTCCTCTAATTTATCTATTGAATCATCTATTTTTTATTGAATTCATCGATTTTATCTGTATCGCTCATCGCTTGGTAAAGCGCATACACTCCTGCAGCTACCAGTAAGATAATTCCAGTTGGGCCACCAAGTAAGGCCATAACACTTCTTAAGCCGTTCATTGCTAGCACTTGGGCCTTTGCTGCTAAAGTGGCTTTTTCCTTTGCAATTGTAGATGCTTCATCAGCAGCAATAACTGTCGCAGTTGCTTGAGCTTCCAGCCCTTTAGCTTTATTTAGTTCAATGGTTGTATTGTGAAGATTTTCTTTTGCTGACTTTACTTTGTCCTCGGCCTTCCAAACCTCTTGCGCTATTTCTGTTGATTGTTTTTCTATTTGATTTTGCGTTCTTTGAACTGTTGATCGTGCTTTTGTTACTTCTGCTAATGTTTTTTCATTGCCGACTGTTTGATGCGCTAGTTCAGCTTGCTTTAATTGGTATTCTTGTTCTTTTTTCAACACTTCAAGATTTTGAATGCTAGCAGTTTTGCGATCAGCTAAAGCCTCTGCGACTTGCAACTCTGATTCCGCTAGCTTTACAGCCTCTTCCGCTGACTTTCTTTTTTCTTGGGTAGATAAAACTAGTTGAGATGCCTCCGCTTGATACGCTTCGGCTTGTTTTTTCATCACCTCCGCATTTTTAATCTCTTCTGCTGTGGCGTTAATGGCTGCTTGCGTGTGCTTAATTAGCGATTCTGTAGCGCTTCCAATATTGCCAACATAACCAGCCCCCAATGAACCGGAAACTGTACTTAACACACCAGTAAACCTACTATGCGTCTGGGCTGCTTTTTCTGTCGCTGCTGAATTAGCCCCTATCTTTCCAGACAATTGAGCCATGTCACGAGATAGTTTATTTATTTCTGGCATCTTCATGGCTGTAGCCACTTGGGATGCGGTTTTATCTAGTCTATTTAAGGAGTCAGTGGCTTTACCTGTGCTTTTCTCTACGTTGTCCATTACTTTGTTAACTTGCTTCTCACCGACAAGCAACTCTTTAATATCCATGCTTACATCGTAGTGGATACCACCTGCTGATTGGCTTTCTGACATAATTATTTTCCTCAAAAAAAAGCCCCGTCAGTTTGACAGGGCCTATGCATAAAATCTTAGGTTAATTTATAATGAGCTTTTCTTTGCGGCTTCAGCTTCACTTAAGCATTCTTTTCCGTTGCTAAAAGTGTACTGTAGAAATAAAAAACCATTTGAGCGGCTATCAGCTCTAACTTCAACGCCAATATCACTAATATCATTATCTTTCATTGGTTCACTTTGGTTCTTCCAGTTAGCAGTTAAAAATCTTTCTTCCTTATAAACTGCAGTCATCCAATCTTGAGGCTCCTTCCATATAGAGCCTGATATTAATATGTCTGTTTGTTTAGGTTTTCCGTAAATAGATTCTAATGATTTTACTAAGCTATTAAATTCATCCCGTATTGGATATCCGTGAGAATTATTTTTAATATCCTTTCCAATCGCTCTTATTTGGCATAAACCAACTGTAGGGGAAATGACCAATCCAAAAGAATCGAAGCTTGAATTGCTTTTTGGCGACTTGGTGACTATATATAAATTTTCTTCTTCACGAACAAGCTTTACATCAGCGCCTGTCATATCTTCGATATTTTGCTTCGTCAGACCCATTTTGAACCCAAATGGGCCACTTTCAGGTGGTAACATGGCGGTGTTTTTCTCGCCATTATTACTTTTCGCGCCAATTTCCTTACTCTCTTGTTCGGACTCTTTGCTTAAATCAGCTTCTCCAGTATTGCTTTGGATCATTAGTCCATACTTCGCAGATAAATATTTTTGCTGCAGCATAGCTAAAGTTTGCTCTTGCGTGGCAATTGTAGCTAACTTCATTGATAAAATTAACCCTCCAGAATATTGCTCAGCCTCTTTTTTTCAGCTTTTATCTCTTCTTCCGCTTTAGCTATCTCTAATTCTAACTGTTTAGCTAATTCTGGATTTTCTTGGGCGCCTTGAATGACAATATCTATTTTTGCCCCTGACTCTATGGCATTAATACGCTGCTGAAGTAAAGCTTTATTTGTTTCTAAAACTTCAGCTCTGGCATGGATTAAAGATTTAATCAGCCCGCCTGTATATTTTTCTTGGTCTACTTTTGCACTTGATAAACTTTGTTCTGTTGCTGCTAATTCAGTTTTTAAGCTGCTAACCTGTTCAATTTCCAATGGGCTTAATTCTTTTTGCCCGCAACCAACAACAATAAATGCACCAATGACAACTGCTAGTACAGTCCTTTTCATCCCATCACCTATTTGTATTATTAATTTCCCTTATGATAGCCCGAAGGTGACATAAAACAAAGCAAACAAAAAACCTGCCGAAGCAGGTTTAGTTACACCTCTCATCCCATATCCTCTGGAAATCAGGTTCAGGTATCATTTCACCTTCGAAGTCGAATAAAGGAATAGAAAATATGCATTCTCCTTCATGATTCGCAGCGACCTCCACAATAAATCTCTTGTACTTATAAGGCAAGTCATCTTTAAATGTGAAAACTTCGCCACAAACATCACCTACAACCTTATTTCCCATTTTTGAACCGGTAGGGTAGAACTCAACATTCTTGATGCTGGCTGCATTAGGTTTATCCATTAGGTCAATTACCATTTGTTTTGCGCCATCAATAAGAGTAGGTTTTTTACTAACACTAACTGAAACTGAAACGCCGAAAACAAAAAATAATAATATCAACAATAAAGCACATAGAACTCGCAAAATTTTAGCATGCACACTAAATTACCATCCGTTAAATCAGATGGTTAAAATTTACTCTAAATGCGAGTTTCAGGCAATAAAAAACCCACCGAAGTGGGTGGGTTGTTATGATAGCTTGTATTTGGCAGACTAATTTGGAGCCTCTTCACTATCAGAGCTGTCTTGGTTCTTATTTCCCTTTCTACCTGCGGCAAACACAGCAGCTAATGCCACTAGGTTTCCTGTAATGAGAGTTCCTGCAAACCAATACGCACCATCTTTAGCAAAATAAGTTGCAATAATTAATACGCTTATTGAGAGAAAAAAACCCATCCATTGCCCGCGACTATCTTTTTTTATAGCTCCCTTAAGGGCCGTTTTATGCGTATCATGCCTAAAGCTTTGCTCTTTTTCTGTTAGGCAGAAAATTCTTTCCGCTCCTCCAGGAAGGATTTCTTCATACCTCTGCAAAAAGTCAGGCGGTGGCAAAGGCCCTCTAAAAGACTCTTTTTTCTGAACGATAGCCATGACTCTAGGATTATCCAATATTCTTTCAAGTATTATTGGATTATCAATCACTGTACTTTCTATTTTCGCTATCGCACCATCAACATCTGAGCCCTGATCGGGATTATCATCGTCAATGGTCACAATTTCATCTTTAGGCTTTAAATCCATGAGCTATTTCTTTTCTGTTACGCAATAAGACTCTAGACCAGCAGCAACCTTGGTCATGTCTTTCCCCACATATTCGATATCTTTTTTTAGGCGATCTTGGTCTCGCCCTTGCGCTGCCATTTTTCTGTAATTTGTAGCAGGAGCCAAGTCCATTATGCTCCCCATAGCTATGAGATATCTGCGCATTGTTGCTGTCATGTGACACCTCCGCTTAGTTAAAAACCACAATTCATAGTTTGTGGTTACATCAAATTGCTAAATATACCTTGGAGTATATTAGAATTAAGTTAACTTAACTGCAAGCTCTACTTGTATCTTGAATATCGAGGTGTATAATGCCGCGCCTCGATAATACCCATCATTTATAGTGGGTATTCCAACCTTAACGACCATCACGGCTGGTAATAAAAAATTACCAATAAAAATACCCATAAACACTCAAAAACACTGTATACATATACAATGATACCTACTTGGTACGCATTGATACCTAAAAAACACCTATCTAGAATGAGAGTTTTTGAGGATAGGTGGCATGGAAAGAAAATATAAGCATCCGCAGGTTAACCTCAGATTACCGACTGATTTAAAAGATAGAATTCAAGAGTTAGCTGAATTTAATAATCGGTCAGCCAATCAGGAAATGGTCGCAGCTATCGAATATTGGATACTGCGTAATTCTCATGTTGAAGTTTTAACGATTTCTGATGCAGCTGAGCGCATATTCCAGCTTGAACGAGAGATGGAAGCCGTTAAGGAAAAATTAGGGATTAAGAAGTAGCCGCAAAGCTACTTCCGACTCACCAGTCTACGCTTGCCTGTCGCCAGCTCTTCATTGCGCTGGTCATCGGCTTTCATGATCTCGTCGTATTCTTCACGAGTGAAGCCTTTCTCGTCTGGATACTTGGCTTTTAACATCATGACAAATTCGGTCATTGTCAATTGCTCTGCTTCATCGCGATTTACACCGAAATGAGCGCGTGCGGCTGTAATATATTCAATGGCATTAAAGCTATCTGTAAATTCGTTTTTTCCTTCGTTACGCTGAAGCTTTCTTACTTTTGCCTTTCCGATAATGCCGTGGGTCATTAACTCACGAGCTAACACGATGATATCTGTTATTGGCATCTTTCCCAGCTTATAGATAACGCCATTTTTACTAGGCCTCCACTCACCTATCAGTTCATCGCAATCATCATTACAGCAAGCTTGCATCACCATCATTGAAGTTGATAAAACACTACGTCCATAAGTTGGCTTTTTTAGTGCTTTAAACAGCCATTCAGGAACCACGCCATAAGCTTGTATAGCACGAGCAATTAACATTTGAACTTCTGCTCCACTTAGCAAAGTAAATGCGTCAACAATCTGTTCTGGCGCTCCTATTCTCGTCATTGCATCAAATGATGGTCTAAACAAATAATCTTTATCAGGCGTTGATATTGTGAATTCGCCATATTCCTTTCTTGCTGTCATATTTCCCCCTGAATATTATCAAGGGTACTCGTAAGCACCCTTTGTAATATTAAGCAGCTGTGACGGTAACTACGCACTTAGCAGTTTTTGCACCATCTTCAGATGTGACTGTTACGTTTGCTGTTCCTGCCGCCACGCCTGTGACAGTGACAACATTCACTAACTTACTAACTGTTGCAAAGTTGGTCTTATCACTTACAACCGTGTAGTTCTTATTAGTCGCATCAGTTGGCGTGAAGTTAACTGTAAACGTGCCTGTTTCACCTTCTTTTACACTTAACGTTGTTGGCGTAACCGCTACGCTAGTCACTGGAACTTCTTCGACAAGCCATTCAACCGAATCGGCATCAGATACTTTTAACTCACCTGAGTAAGTAGCGATTTCTGAAGCAGGGAATTCAGAAGACCAAGATGTGAAAACGCAATAGCCTTGCAGCACAATTACATCTTCGCCAGTGAAGTCCATTTGAACCCAATAAGCCGGCTGGCGACCTTCTTGAACTTCCTTAGGAATTTCCTGAAGCAATAGCAATGGACCGAAGTCATCATCCTTATCACGTTTGCGATATTCACCATCGAATGAGATGGTTAAATCCATGTTGGTGACTACGTTTTCAACTAAACCTTTGGTGTCATCTGCCTCTGATGTGATGGAGTTTGGCGACAAGTCAAATGACTTAGTGGTCAATGCCCCAATGCGTTTAAATGCTGACTGGTCTGGAACCTGATCGTGGCAACCTTTCGCAATACGAATAATCGCATTACGCCCAATCAGCTTATTGGTTTGTACTGGGCAATCTGCCATGTGTTTACCTCTTTCTATAGAAAATAAAAAAGGCCGCACATTGGCGACCTAGTTTGAGATTTATTTGTTTATGATAAGCAGCGGAATGAGAGTCTGAATATCGTTCTGTTTTCTGTTGTTACAATTCCTGACGGCAATCCGCCCATGTTAAAAACTGAGTTGAGATTACAGTCGCTAGGATTTTCCGTGACATATTTGAGTATTTCATCAGCACGAGTTAATGCGGGGATTGGATCATCTTGTGCTGATACGAGAATAACATCGACATAATCATCGGCACTCAACTCACCCAGTCGACCTGAACCACTGGCAGGACGGATAACAATATATTGCTGGATTTTGGTTTCTGGTCTCTCTTTCCAATCTAAGCGCTGAACATTGAAACCATCGGTAAGATTTCCACGCTCCAAGTAATCGAGAAAGTCATCAATAATCATCGCCTCATCTCCCGTTTAATTGCTTCGTCGATTTCCTGCCTAGCTTCTTCAAACCCAGCTTGTAGGAATTTAGGCTTAGCGTTAGGGTCCCAATAATTACCTTTCCCAGTTCCCCCACCGAAAGAAACTCCATCACGAGTTTTACCAAAGTCCTCACGCGGCTGACCTTTAAGTTTGCCAGATGCATTGTGAACGTAGACGGCATAATTAGCTGTATAGCCAACTCGACCAGTTATCATGACGCCATTAACCCTTACATCACGATACTGTGAGTTAATTAGTGTAGATGTATCGATAGGGGTATACCTTGCCGCATGTGAAGCACCAACAATTAACCCTGCTGTTACAGCTCTTACCGCCCTTCGATTGACGTCATCAACAAAAGCCTGAGTATTGCGTCGACACTCGCTGATGCCGCGAACACGCTTAGCCATATCAGGTCCTTATCTCGTAGTCGAACTCTTCACCGAAAAAGCTCATGTCATCTTCTTTAACTGTGATGATAATGTCAGCCCCTGCGACTCTCGGGTCAGATTGAGAAGTGGTATCACCTTTGGCAATGTAGAAGCCGCGCTCTGGCCTTTGCACATCTACACCGTTACGCTTCAACTCAGTGTAAAAAACATTATTGGTAACAAACTCTTTCCCCATATCGTCTTTCACTACTTCATTGCTAGATTGCCATGTGCAGTCGATAAGGTAAGGCGTGCCATAGGAGATTGTGTCATCCCATTTACCGCCGCCACGAATGACAGGGTAAACAGTAGCGACATTGGTATATGACCAGTTAGCGGTAGTGCTCATCTACCACCTCCGCACATACAGCCACCTTTAGCAATCCACAAGCCTGCATGTGCGGTTTGAGTTGGGTCAGATGGGATTAGACCATTAGCGCATCCGTACTTATCTAAGCCACGTAGAAGTGATGTAGCAGCTTTCCATCTATCACCAAAGGATTGATACCGAAATGACCGTGACGCACCGTTAGGGGCTGATTGCGAGCTGATATACTTATCACCCTGACCAAGCGCCATGAGCGCAAGTAAATACATCTGAATCAATAGCGCGGTTGCCGCTGGATAATACTTATCAAGGCATTCCTGAATGCTACCGACCTGTTCAATCAATGCATCGAGAATAAAATCAGGCAGCTCTATTCCCTGCCCCGTCAGGTATTCTTTGGCTTGCTCTTTTGTGATCATGATTACCTCACAAAGCAAAGCCCTCTTTCGAGGGCATAAAAAACCGCTTTCGCGGCTATTCTTCTTTGTCTTTCTTCGACTTGGCTTTCGGTGTGGATGGGACTAATTCAGCAGCCTCAATTGATAACTTCCGAACATTTGGTTTCAGTGCGGGGTGAAGGCTTTCAATATCAACAACCTCACCTTTTTCGACACCATACCAAGGGATAATAACTTCATACTTAGCCATTTTTATCTCCTTAGCTCAGTTTCGCGCCATAAACCACGCCAGACTTACCTTCGCTATCACGAGTGATTTGCAGACCTGCCGCGCACATGATTTGGAAATTGTAGTTATCCTGTGGCATAAAACGAGGCTTAGGAACAACACCAGTCGCCATGCCAACTAAAGGAGTCACTACATCTTTGCGACGCTGATACGCAATGAACTCAGTACCTTTAAGCGCATAAGTCGGGCGAATTTCTTTCACGCCAGCATACGGCAGTAATGTATCGATAACACGACCATTCACTACGCTATTACCAGCACCTGCGCCAACCGCAACCACTGTGGGCTTAATCAGGTTACCCCATGCCTCATAGCTCACCCACATAACATCGTAAGCGTCTACTTTGTTGTTGAATGCAGTCTGGCCGAACGCACCACCAAAACCAAAGAACACTAACAATGTAGGCAAGTCAGCAGTGGTTAAATCGATATTAGCACCAGAAGCTCCCAAGTCGATTTTCGCTGTGTTGCGGTGATTCTTCATGCCTTGGCCTTTGTAACCATCAACGCTGATTTTGTCGTCACCATTCAGGAAGTAATTAACAATTTTCTTGTTGAATTGGCGCATCTTCGCGGTTTGAGAATCTAACACTAAGTCGATGCCAACAGTGCTTAGCCCTGCCGCATGACGCCAGTTAACACCATAACCTGCGGTGAATACTGGAATTGGGTCACCGTCTGAGTCGTATCCAGTGTGATCATGTGAATATGGTGCTTGACCATCGATGCTGATTGATACGTCATCAGCAATATCGCCAACCACGTTATACAGTTTCGCTGTTTTGCCAATTGGTAACACTGTTTGCAGGCCCATTAAATCATTGACGATTTCCATGCCTGTTTCTTGGTCGCGGAGTTGGATAATATTACGGTCAATCTCAGCCCAAAATTCACGAGTGAAGCCGCCAACTTGGTTTGCCGCTAACGTCTCACCGTCCATCACGTTCTGATACTGGTTAATCATCAAGTTATGTTGCGTGTTATAGATATTACGTGTAGCCCATAGACTATCCCACTGACGTTGCAGTCGGCTATTTGTTGCTAAAGTTTCAGCAGTATAAAACATGTTTTTTCCTTTTTATTAATCAGTAGTTGCAGTAGCTACAGTGCCAACACGAAAGCGAACACGAATGAAATCATCATCTTTTAGCGTCACTTCATCTTGAGAGTAGCCAATTACTGATTCTGTATCAGCAGATGCAAGAGCGCCTTTACCATCAGCACCAAGCTTGATCGGAGAGTCTTTTTTATAAGTTCCAGCAGGAACCAATACAGCCAACTCTCGACCTTCTTCTACATACTCACCGACAACAGAGTCACCAGCAGGAATAGCATCACGAATTGTCAGACCTTGGTGATACGCTGGATTGGTAATGTAGATGCGACCAGTTAATGCTGTGGCTTGTGCAAACTCATCATCTGCATCAATAACCACGAAAGTACCGGGCAACACATTCGCCTTTGCTGCGCGTGTTTCTGTGATTGATTTGCCGTCAAGATTTACACGGCGGTAACGACTAGTGGCCATTATTGAGCTCCCTTAAAGTATTCCGCTGGGTTTGGTGCGCCAACTTGCTCTTGCTGTGCGACTGAGTTGCCAGCTAATGATGCTGCTTCACCGAGTTGCTTGTGCATATCGATTAATGCTTGGCCTTGTAGTGAATTTGCAACCACTTCGCCATATTTAGCTGCTACCTCTTTGCGCATTTCGGCTTCTTCTGCACGTTGGTTTGCGGTTAAGCTTTCAGATAATTGTGATTGGTTCGTTTTAATTTCACTTAGCGTTTCTTTGATTGGGTTAATTACGCTCTCATTGTTTGCGGCAATCGCGTTGCCAATGATAGTGCTTAATTGGTCTAAATCTTCTTTAGTTAAAGGCATGTCGCCCTCCGTGCTGTTATTGATTGCAGGGCTTGCCTGCGGTTTACTGAATACCGATTTAAGTTTGTTTGTTACCACTTTTACCCATGACTCTTGGCGCTCTACTTCTTCGCCTCGGCTGTCAAATGTGATAACGCCGTTTTCGTTAGTGTAGGAATGTAATTTAGCCGTGCCGTTATCTACCATGATGACTGCGTGTGTATCAGTGAAATCAGATACCCATACATATTCGTCACCAGTAGCAAACTGCTTGCGAGCCGCCATTGTTAACTTGTGCTCTTTCTCGCGATAGGTTTCGCCAGTGAGCGCGCCGTTATTGATTTGCATCTCAGTTGCTTGGTCAGCATTAACCATCATTCCGACGCCTTGAGTTGGTGTTGCTGCGCCAGATTCATGAAGCAAGATTGCGTCATGGTCCATGCTGTGGATTTTTGCAATCCAGTTATAGCCTTGTGCTTTCTGCTCTTCGTTGGCTTCAAGTTGCTCCAAGAAAACAGCCACACTGGTATGAATTGGCTCTGAGCTTTCGCCGCTTTCCAGCGCTTCCACTCTTGCCAACACTTCGCGCCCACCTTCAGATTCTTTTGCCTTGTTTACATCAATCCACTTTTCGACATAAATCCGATTGCCAACTTTCGCAACATTACGATTCCATGCGCCTATATGCCCCTGATTGATACCCTCAGCGGATAATGCTGATACGAACTCACCATTTACCGTTGGGTGACCAAGTGGCGCTAGAGTGCCTTCTAGACCTCTGTAATGAGCATCGATTTCTGTGTTTGGATATAAGCCACCATTCATGATGACGTTAGCTGGTAGTGTGTAGCTTGGTATGATGATGTGCTCACGTCCGTTATAGGTTTCACGCCTGATTGATGCGCTGTTAACCTTAGTCGTGACGTTTACTTGAATCGGCATCGTTATTCCTCCGCCCATTGGTAACCACGTTCTTTCATGGCTTCTTTTTCCTCTTTCAGTTTATTGAGTAACGTATCGTTGTAAGGCCTACCTTCTTTGTCGGTCAGAATAGTCACCGTCGAGCACTTACAGTTGATTGAGTTTCCATCTACAGCCCACCAATCGCGTTGCTCGTCAGTGGTAAATATCTTCCCATGGCGTGATGCATGATTAGGTCGTGTTGTTGGGCTCAGTGCGGATATGTGGACCTGCCGAGTTTCAAGGTTAAGAACTTCACTAGCCTCATCAGCCTCATCCATTCTTGCCCTACGCAATGCCGTGGTGATTTCCGTTCTGGCCACTCGATTGGCTCGACGAATTTCGATACCTGATTGCTCATTCAGATTTCTAGCAACTTCACGAGGATTTAGCCCTCTCGCTATGCCATCGGTAAGAATGCGCGCCATATCTGCTTTGACTTGCGCAGACAGCCCTTTCATTTCCTCAAACACACGAGCGCGAACTAACGCCATCCGAAGTTGATAGGGCTCACTAAGCAATATCGTTGCTACGCTTTGCTGCGTTGCGGCATATGCTGTCGACTGCTGCGCTAGGTTTGCATATTCCTGCGCTGTTCCTCGTTCATATGCTGTGCTGACGTACTCATTGAAAAAGAAGTTATTGAATTCACCACCCTGCAATAACACCTCATCGACCATAAGCTCACCGTCTCTCAAGATGATTGAAAGATAGTTAGGGTCTAGGTCGAATTGGTATTTTTTATTAACTACTGGTTCGGATGGGATTCTATTGAGTAGCTGTATGTAGCCTTGTGATACTTTTTTAATGCGCTTGGCAAAGGCTTTCATTGCTCCGCGCTCTAATTTATCAACCGCTGTCGGATCTGCTTTCGTTCCTGCCCTTATCGCGGTTCGTATCTTCTGGGTTTTCATCGAATTCACCTAACGGGTCATCACTGTCGTTTTCATGCCCTGCCGCCGTCCTAATTTCCTCAACAGTAAATACAGGTTCACCAGTTGCTAGTGATGTCTGATTAATACGGCTCATCTTCTCTGCACTATCGAGCTTCTCAGTTGCTGATTGCTCGTTAAGGTCATCCCAAATAACCGTCTTCTCTGGTACAGGGTCTAGCACTTTGATTCGTGTTAAGTGGTCAATGAAATCCTCTATTTCGAATGAAAGCTCACTTTCCCTGCGTGATTGGCAGCGTGAATTGAAATATTTCTGGTCTTCGGTGCTGGCTCTTTCACCTGTTTGCATGCCGACGAGTATTTTTGATGGGATATCCATTGCTGCGGCGGCAGTTTGAAGATTGACGTTATATGTAGGCGTTGGGTCTGATACAGCAGTCACCATAGGATTAACAGCTGCGCCTTTCGTAACAAGGACTGAATCATTACCTGCGTTTATTTCTCTTGCCACTTCGTTATAAATTTCCTGCAACCCAGCAACATCAACGCCATACATTCTTGCCATTTCATCAAGACTGGCTTCTTTGTCATAGTTAATATTTAACTGTCTGGCGGCGTTCTTGAGGAATGACTCACCAGAACCGCCTTCGACTTTTTCAAGGCTCACAAATGCGTTGTAGGCTGGCTCAAGGAAGCCAATCGCATCAATGGAGTAGTCACCTAGAATGAACACGCGGTCAGGATGAATATTGATGTTTCTAGTGCCGCCATTGGGTAGTGACTCGGTGTATTGCCACATCTTCGGCTGACCGTAATCAGGCGAGTTAATATCAGTCACCCACTCAGTAGGCTTGATAGCACTAGCCCATGCGGGAGTAACCTTTCTCAAAAGCTTGGATGACTTAACCGGTTCGTGCCATTCACCATTGTCATTGATGTGAAGGATTAGGCCAGAATACCTACCAACAAGACGGCGCTGATCTGCTTCTTTAAACTCTTTCCATATGCGCTTATTGATTGCTTTTTTGAAAGATTTTTCCCAATCAGTTTCATCTTTAGACTTATCTGCTTTCTCACCCTCAATAACCTGTGGTGATGTTTTCCAGCACGTGCCACTTAATTTAGTTACACCGCCGTATGCAATCCCACCACGGCGAAATAGTTTGTATAAATCATCAAAGGTTAAATCTTGTTTGAATCCGTATTCGCACCAAGCAGATGATCTCTTAGCATCAAGCCCCATGGTTGGATTGACCAAAGCCATACGGGCACGAGCTATCGCATCATTCACTAGGTGATTGACGGCTAGTTTCATGTTTTCTTGCATTATCGCCTCAGCAATCTTTTTGGAACCAGTAGACCTGCGTTAGATTTTTGTGTGATATACCCATCAAGCCCATATCTAACAGCATCCCAACAGTGGTTATTAGCATCCAGAATCACAGGCAATACTTCACCAGTGATCCGGTCTGTTTTGTATGAGTAGAGACGGGCTTCTTTTGCTGTTTCTTTACAGCGAGGATGAATAATGATTTGTTTGAAGCCTTTAAGGAATGTCACACCATCCTCAACGCTTCCTTGCCATTTCTTGGCTGATGAAATATTGAATCCCTGCATCTTGATATGGCTAATAGTTTCCGGTCTTGAGTTATCCGCTTTAATGGGCCACTTTCTAGCCTCTGGGATGCCTGTAAACTTGGCATCATCGGTTACCTCCCACTCTGCCAATTGTTTATCTGTGGCTCCATCTTTACCAGCGTAAAACTTCCACATGTCATTAAGTTCAACTCCAGAACCGTATGCCTCATATTCAATGTATAAATTCCTGTCCAGCATAAACATACGAATAAGAGTGCTTGGGTCTTTCGCAAATCCGAAGTCGCCACCAAATAACAATCTGTCTGCTTTTTGGTAGAGGTCATCAGGGAATGATTGAACAACGTATTTATTCGCTAACACCTGTTTATCAGAGTTTTCAAGATAAGCACCTTCCCATATCCATGCATAGTCGGAATATTCAAGGCTGTTAAGGTCATCAAGCCTTTCTTCTTCCAGAACATCAGGGAACCATGGGTTATCGTTGTAGTTCATTTCAACGATAATTGAATTCTTCGGAGGTGTTTTTCTGAAGCGCTTGTCTGTAGCGCTACCATCCTTTTCAGGGTTCCATGTTATCCATATTTCAGAGCCTGACTCACGGACGGTGGGCCTTAACTTTTTCCATGCTAAATCTGATACTGATTCCGCTTCATCCACCCAAGCCAGTAACACCCTTGCTTTAGATTTAATGCTATCTAGGTTATGCCTTAGCCCACAGAATACATAACTAACTTTCTTGCACTTAGTTCGAATGTATTTCTCACCAATATCAAAGTAATCATCCAGCCAAGGAACAGATCTGATCGCCTGTTTAACTTCTTCCATTGATGATTCTTCTAGTGAGTTCATATACTCACGACCACACAGGATAACTCCGCTAATTCCTTGCTCTGCTGCCTGATATGCCTTTACCGCGCTCATCATTGCAAATGTGCGGGTCTTTGCGCTACCGCGACCGCCATAAGCACCGCGATACCGAACTCCTTCTTTTGCGAATACTGGAACTAATTTGGCAGGGATGGGTAAATCAACAGTCTGCTCCATCAGGTGATACTCCTACCAATCTAATAACTGTTGGCTTGGTCGCCATGCTTCCATCGGATGATTGGTGATCAACTACTACCTTATCAAGCCCAAGAAGCTTCGCCTTACCCATAGTTGCACCAACTGCCGCAGCTGATTGAGGTGTCTCCGCAGATAAAGCAGCCTTTCTTGCTTCCTCTAGCTCAGCAATTAAATCATCTACAGTCAAATTATGCCTATCCAAATGACTATCTGTGAGCTCCTTGATACGGACCGTAATAGGACCGTTCTTGAGAAGCTCTTTTGCTTTTGTATTTACCGTCGTCGCCTTCATTTTATCTGCGGCATACGCCACTCGATAAGCTTCTGACGCATTACCTGTTTCGACGTATGCCTGACAGAATTTCTCTTGCTTAACTGTCAGTGCCATATTCATATCCTCATAACAAATTAAAAAGCCGGCTCACTCGAACTGGCTTTGTGATTGGTTATTCTGCTGCTTCATCATTGAATAACGTTTTCTTTGTTTCCTGCACTCGTTGATAGACGGAATCAACTTTCGTTACTGCATCCCCATTGTCCATTTGAGTTGACCAGAGTTGGCAGAATAATTCATATTCCAATTGGTCATCTTTAATTAGCTTAATAGCTCGTGCTGTTGCTGTAGTGTTGTTACTGGTTAGCTTAAGTAAACCTAAGCGGATTTTCTCTTTTGCTGTTAGTTCAGTAGTCATAAATTGCCTTTCTTTAGGTAATAAAAAACCCGCGCTAGGCGGGTCGTTATCTAAACAGGAAATATAGAACTGGTATCAATAATGCAACGGAACATATCCTGTACCAGATTATCTTTACTGTTATTTCTTTCTTTATCTTCTTTGCTTGCGCTCCATCACTAGACTCTTTAATTTCATTTTTGTGAGCTTCTAATGCTTCATTTTTTACTTGCTCACTTTTTTCTAACATCTTATGGCTCCCTATTGCCATCTTCACAACTACAATCAATATCACTATTGGTATGGCAAGTAGAGCCATAACATCGAACCATGAAATCATTAGTTACCTCCTATTGGAGGAATGCTAACACTAACTAAATGTAATAAATAACACATATTTGACTTATGCTTAAAAAAGGCCGCTGAGCGACCTATTTGGTTTTCTGTTTTTGCTCTTTTCTTATTTCTCGCTTTTTTAAAACATAATCATGGTAACAGTAAATGCACTGTCCATTTGATACCCTTCGCATTGTTGATTGGTGTTTCTGGCATACCCTTCCAGCATAATTACGCCACCCATCATCAATAGCCATTGACCTGCTTGTTTTGTAAGCTATAACAAACCCATGAGATTTTCTCGCCATCCCTCTAGGAACAAATTTTTTCCCTATATTACCTTGATATGTATGCCTGCCTTTAGATATGCAGTCATGCATATTTTGCTTATGGGTACCCACTGATAGATGTTCGATATTCACACACGCAGGGTTATCACAAGAATGCATTACTTCAAGCTTGGACTGGTCATAATCTCCATGGACAAGCAGAAATAACACCTTATGAGCGCCTAGGTTGTGCTTACCTACTTTCATTCTACCGTAGCCACATCTGTCTTTGCTTCCAGTAAACTCATGGCAGCAATTTTTATTTATCTTGATTTTTCTGGATATTCTATCCATCAATGGGATTCTGCGCTCTAATGATAAAAGGTACTCTCTAGTGAACATAGTGGTCTCCTATGTCGGTCATCGTTAACGCAATCAGGGCGACGACCATTCGCCTTTTCGGTGATCAACCTAGATTGCGCACATAAAAAAGCCCCCAATAAAGGAGGCACTTTGATGTGAAGCTAATTGCGAAGAAGCCATTAAAAAGCCCCGCTAGTTAGCAGGGCATTCCGTATTTATGTAATTCTGCAAATACAAAGTTTGCTTTTCGTTCTCAGCCATCATTTCTCTGAGACGCCAATAATCTTGTTCAGCTGCTTCACTAAGTCGTGCGGAACTTTCATTGCCTCCGCTTTCGGAGGTATTCGCTTCGGGCTTTGGACATTTGGCGTTGACGTACATGCGCTTAGTGCCATTGCTAACATCAATACGCAACTGGTCAATTTCAGCTTTTGCATTTGTGAGTTCCGTTGTGTGTTTGGTGTCGAGTTCGTGAAGGGAGTTGATGCGCTTTTCGTAGTCTGCGGTGATAGCTACTTGCTCACTGAATTTATCCTTCAATGTAGAGTAATCACCTTTCAGGTCACCATAACTACCCATTACCCACCAAAGCCAGAAAGCTAGAATAGCGCAAGCACCAGTCAAGACTTTAGTTAGCATTGTCATGTTGGAATCTCAACATGAGGCGCATCAATGAATTTAGTTTCGATTGGTAGTGATGGGTCATTCTTCCAGTTGATACCGAAGCGCAATTTAACGCCTAACTCATCAGCAGCTTGCTTAACCGCTTTCAATAGTGGCTTAAACTCATCAATCTGCCATTTAGTATTCACTGGAATGATATCTACCGCATGACCTGTTAGATGTCGGCTATTCATGGTTTGTGATTTACCGGTGCCTACCAGCTCTTTTTGCCTTGCTTGAGTTCGTAGGCCTTCAATAACAATGAAATCGACAGGAGTTATTTCCAATGTGCGGCGAATAACTTTCACTAAATCAGGGTTAACACCATTGAGGTTATTTTCGCTTCGCTGGCTGAATTTGAAATTGCTCATTTTTCACCTTTTTAAATACCTGCATGATGTTGCCTTTAGCTGCAAAAACTAAAACGCAGATGAACACATCACCGAGTAAGTTAGATAAGCTCGTATCGAAATCATTAGGCTTTATTAATTGGTAGCTTTGCCATATACAAAGCCAGATAAGCACCATGCCGATAAATGAATCTCTGTGGCGAACGTAATTGCATAGAAATACACGAATGGCCATGAGAATTAACACGACGACATTCGTATAGTTGATAATCTCTTGATAACTCATTTTTTGCCCCTCCACTTTTCAGTTAAGGTGCTCATCAATACGGAGAAATTATTCTCAATGAGTCTTGGTAGCCATCTAATGGCCTTAGTTAGTGTTTCGCTACTTGCGATAATGAGAAGCAATGAAATAAATAATGCTGAAACCAGAATGGCAGTTAATGTTTTACCTATCTCATAACCTGTCTCAGCTACAATTATTCTCTCTACTGATTCAGAGATAAGAACGCCAGTCAAAAACGATAAGATAAATAACAGAACCTTTTTCTTGTTGTTATCTTTAGAGGCTATAACCGCAACAGTTGCGCCAATAATCGCACCTGTAATTACTCCGTAGTCAAAGCTTCCTGTCATTAATCCGATTGCACCACCGCCTGCCGCGCCGACGATAGCACCAGCTGCGGTACTTGGCATATATAACACCTGTGTTTTAGTTAATAGATAGCCGCGCACAATCTCTATGCGTCAATTAAGTGTGTGTGATTAGAATTCTGTGGCGGCGTATACGAAAAAAGTCGCACTAGGCGACTTATTGAATGTGACTTACTTCAAATTATACTCATAAATATAAATCAAAACACTTTACATATAAAGTAAAACGCTTTATATTGTATTCATACAAACAAGATGAAGGAATAAGAAAATGACTAAGCCAACCTACGATTTCAACAAGTTTCAAAATTTAAGCCAAGCCGTTCAACATATTAACGATGGTGCAGCACAAGGGTTTGATGATTACACCCCTGAATATCTAGCAGCTGCATATGCACTAGGCTCCGCTAAAGAAACAGGATATGACGACGATGCATCAATTGAAGCAACGCTGGATTTCTTAGTTGAAAATGGTGCCAATTTTAACTTCCATGAAGCGCTAAAGTTAGCGACAAAGTAAAGTTACATATGACTCTTATAGAATATATTGAAAAATATTACTCTGGAAACCAAGCCGCATTTTCAGCGTCATGCGGCGTTAAACCTCAACAAGTTACGCAGTGGATTAATAAAGGGTTCATTGTTGTTGGGCATACCTTATATAGCCCTCGCAGAGAGCTTCCAGCCATAACTTGTTCGGAATAACCGGAGAGTTGGAAAGCAAAAAGCCCCACCGAAGTGAGGCTCTATTTTCTTCGACCTCTCAGCCGATGCGGTTGGAGTTCCAGTCCAAATAGACGAAGTGACCAACTAGGCGGGATCGATAACAAGTGCCGCCTCTTTTACCTTGTTACCTGCTCTTTGCCTTTCACGACCGAGCATAACATAAACAGTATACTATTTAGGCGCAGAATGCAATAGATTTCTCCTGTTAATAAATTACATAGAAAATAATGCTACTTGATATCACTAACCATAGGATGAATAGCATCTTCAATCATCGCACAAGCCCATCTAACGCGACGTTTGGCAGAGTCTAGGTCTATACCTGTTTTCCTCGATAGCTCCTCTAGAATGTTTTGCGGGCTTTTGCATTGCTTATAGCGTTTAATAACTACATCACGAAGCGGGTTGCTCGTTGGTAAAATTTCGTTAATACACTTTTCAACAAATTCGGCGTCATCTTTTTCTTTGGCGAGGCGAAGTGCGCCGAGTGTTGATTTGTTTGGTGCAATAATTTCCTTTACTTTTTCGATTAGCTCATTGCCTGTGTATCCCATCTTTCTACAGTTATCGAAAGTGGCACGAATCAAAGTGGCTGAGCCATCATCCCATTCATCCCTTGTCATTAGTCGACCAATAACATTTATATTTAGGCCATCTGGAGAATCGTCTCCTTGGTAGTTTCTTCCCCATATGGTAAGCATATATCTAGTCCATGGTCGTTCTGATGGGCTTAGCTTTGGAAGTGTTCCAAAAAGCTTTTTCCTCATTTCCTTTTCCGTTCGGAAGTAAGCTATTTGCTCAAATGAAGCCTTTCTCATTTAGCCCCCTTCGCATGTTTATACTTAGTCATCAGTCGACCATTTATAATCGCGTGGTCAAAGCCAAATACATCACCAGAATATTTCTTGACTGTTGCCCTATTGCAATTGAGTCGCCTTGCTACTTCACTCATGTTTCCGTGCGTCTTAACAAGCAACGCTGGAATAGTTGTTATTTCAGTCTGCATCACCTATCTCCCATATTGTGATATCCAGTGAGCCACCGTTAACCTTTTCACCAAAATCAATACGCATACTGCGGAACATGCTGTCGTCAGTAATAACGCCGCTTTGCGTGAGTGCGTCTAATGGGGCTTTGAGAAGGTTGTCTAGGTCGCGCTTTCTTAGGTCTGGAGGGTTGGCTACTATCTTGATTTTTAGCTTGCCGGATAAATTGAATTGCTGATTTGCTTTGGTGATTTGATTTATTACTGCTTCGGTAAATATCCTGCCTTTCTTGCTCTTTATTTTCCTTCCGTTGACTACTGAAAATAACGTGTTATTTGTCGGTGGCCAAGGTAATTTAAGGTGATATTCATTCATGCCTTAATCTTCCCCTCACTTTGCAATATGGCCTGAGTTCGCATAACTCCCTCTAGGTGACATTGCTTTGCGTATTCAGCGTCTGTAATTCGCGTCCTGCGGTCGATTTCGTCATGACAATCGCTACATGCCCAAGCTATAAATAAATCGCTAGGCTTGCATCCTGTGCCGCATAATCCAGCCATTCGATAATGAGCGCCCACCACAGTTTCAGAATTTCCATTACATACTCCTGGTATCCTGACTTGGCACTCTCGGCCTTTTGCTTCTTTGCGTAAGTTAGCCATATATCGCCACCTTAAATATCCATGCAGATGCAAATAGACAAGCAAATATAGCCACCATAAATAACTTGGCTCCAAGTGTTACCCTAGATTTTTTTGGTTGAGCCTTCATGATGATTTGCCCATCTTTGCCAATATCGAATTTATCAATATTTTCAAGTAGTGCTTTTCTTAATCGTTGTTTTGTATTCATCTCTCTTGCTGCTCCTTGAGTTTCATGTACTGTGATTCTTTCGGTATCGTCACGAGACAACCTATACCCGCCGCCCAGCATTCAACCTGCTCCATGAAGTGGAACATTTCACCTGTATCTAACTTTGATGTTTTTCGCAGTGTCCTGACGCGCTCTATATCCTGCGTGGTGGCGTCTATCATTTCGGTGACCTCATAGCCTAGGAATGTATGCTTCAACATCTCCTTGACGGTTTCAGGCGTGAAATTAGACTTGTTCTTGCATAGATATTTACTTATCTCTCCGCACCACATGTGAAAGGTGGCGTTCTGAGATAGTGAGCGTGTGGACCTCCATGGCTTGATAATGATTCGGTGTGGTTGGTTTGTTGCTAGAACTTCTTTGAGGTGTTGCCATGCTGCGGTTTTGGTTGATTCGTGGAAGAGGAAATCTGCTTCCAAGTTATCCTCCTATGCTTTTTCACCTCGATGTATAAACCAGTTTAATGCGTCGCATATTTGCTCATCTTCGTGCCAGTTTTCAATTTCTCTGTTTTCATATTTATCTTTGAAAAACATTGGCCCACAAAATTTATGCCAAGACATGAAAACATAACCGCCATCTGGCAGCCTTAGCCGAAAAGATGGGTAATAACTAATATGTATGATTCCATCACTCACTGTTAGCTCTCCTGTTCCATGCTGCGATTGCCTCACTACTAGGTCTTGGCGCTGATTGAATTCGACACTTACGACACTTAATCGTGATGTATACATGACCGTCGATTTTCGGCTCACCACCGCAAAACGGGCATTTCTTGAGTTCGCTCATAACAACGGCTCCCGTAATCCTGTTTTCACATATTTGATATCGTAGGCAATGTTAATTTCCCATTCGTCATAATCGTGACCGTAGTAATTACCGCCAGACCATGCGCGTTCGTCTTGGTCATTCAGTATGAAATCCCATTGCTCATCATTGAGAAGTACAAGCCTGTCAACGTTGGCGTCGAATACCTGTTGCTTAATCATTCGTGCAAGTGGTGATTCCATCATTCACCCTCTGGCATTGGTGGGAGTGGCATCCAGTGCGTTGCGAATCTAGCTACTGTTTCGATTAGCTCGTCATCTTGCTTGATAATGATTTGGAACGCGTTGTACTGGTGCGTTGCTAAATGCATGAAGCCATCCATATCAACAACTATCACCTGTTCGCCTCCTCTTGGTCTGCGCTCACTCACCTTAACCCAATTAGTTCCCTGCATTAGATGCCTCCCATGCTGATATGGCGAATTCGATAAGCAATAGCCTTGATTACAATATCCTTCTCATCGGTTGGACTTTTGGCTTGTAGCTCTTCCAGTTCGATCAGCTTTTTAGTTAGAATTAAAATATCTGCATCTCTTTCTGTTAACGTTGTTCCTTTCATCACTCAACACCTCGCTTAATTGCCCGCTTAGCTTCTCTGCGTATTGCTATTCCCATGCGTTCTAGCCAGTCTGCAAGCGTTAATAACGCATCTGCTTCTGAATCCAGTTTAGGAAAGCCATCAAGGTCTAAGCCAATCTCCCAGCCACTGAGAAAAGCTTTTTTAGTTACCATTACTTCCTGTTCTAGGCGAGTTTCACCGTTCCAATGACTAACCTTGTAAGTCTTGAATTTCTCATCATCGCCCTTGCTAAATGTAATTAGCTCCATTTTTGTTTGCCGCGTTTTCATCTAGAAGTCCTTATGATTTGGTGTGTTAGCACTCGATGTCTGCATCACTGTAGCGATCCATAAATGCTCGGCTTAAATCTGCCGTATCTAAACCACCATGAGTGTTAGTGAAGTAATAGGTTTTCTCTGCGCCTGGTGCGTGTCGTGATTTTGTGCAGATAACCTCTGTTATTCCTTTCAGTTCAGTATCGGGGTTATATTTCTCATCCCGATAAATCATGAAAATAACATCTGCTTCTTGCTCAATAACTCCAGACTCCCTCAAGTCAGCATTACCAGGTCGTTTGTTGGTTCTCTGCTCCAGGTTTCTGTTTAATTGCGCCAGGGCAACAACGGGACATTTTAGCTCTTTGGCCAGATTCTTTAGTCCAGTGGCAATTTCACCGACTGACTGATTCATATTCTCTGGATTTGTCATTTTCATCTTCTGGAGATAGTCAACGATGATCACCCCTAGGCCACCAGTTTGTTTATTCATCCTCCTGGCATCAGCTCGTATTTCATGAATGCTCATTGATGGCTTGTCATTGATGTAAATTGGAGAGTCTTTAATTTCAGCTAATGAACTAGATAAACGAGCCCATGCCTCATCCATGTTCATTTTAGATTTCTCTTTGCCGAGAATTGATTCCTTATCCACCCTGGCATGATGAAATGCGACACGTTCAGATATTTGCCAGGATGGCATTTCCAAGCTGTAGAACAAAACAGGTTTAGATTTTGCTAGGCCAACAGATTTTGTGATCGTGGTACTTAGCATCGTTTTACCCATGCCAGGACGACCACCAATAACAATAAAATCAGTGTTATTGAAACCACCGAAAGCCTGGTCAATGTCTGGCAATCCGAACTCGGTTTTATACTTCCAAATATCACCGCTGATCATCGACTCAATAATCGATAGTGATTCCTCGACCCCTGACATGATGTGTTGAGTCTCAGTAACCTGGTTATTGCTAACGTTGGATATTTCTTCCTGAATTTGCCCAGCAATATCGTGAACATGATTTACCCCAGACTCATTTATCCTGGATATACCATCTTGAAGAATTGATATTGTTCCCCTGGCTAGAGATAGCTGTTTAACTTTTTCAACATACCCAGGTAACATGTGGATACTAGGTAAGTCTTTGGCACATTCAGCCAGGTATGGGAAACCGCCACTGCTTTTGCTGTCCCCGCATTGCTCAAGTTCACTGTTAACCATAATCAGATCAATCTTTGCACCTGCCTGGTTCATTCGCTTCATAGAGCGGAGAATTAATTTATTGCTAACAGCGGTAAAGTCATCCTCCGATAGCGTTTCTATTGCGCTAGTCGCCAGGTCTACATGCTCACCAGTAGCATTTAAAATCCCACCAATAACCGATTTTTCAGCGTATAAATCACAAAACTTGTTGTTCATGTTAAATTCCTTTTTTACGCTCTGCATATTCTCGCTTGGCCTGCTCATAGGTTTGCGACCACCTCGCTGGAGTTAAGATCCAATCCAGGGTTAAGTACCCCTTTTCACCCAGGTTAGTGAAATGGCTTGATTGCGAAATCAACCTAAAGCAAGTGTCCATGTGCTGTATTTCTCTCCATTGCCCCTTGTTTGTCTTGCCATTCCAAACCGCTTCCAGGTCTTTGTATGCAGGTCTGCGAGGTGTCCATTCATGGAGTTCAATCGCCCTCTCGGGGATGTATCTATTCCAGATTTTAATCAGTTCTTCGTGTGGGCAATCAACTGGGTTGATCCCTTCACGATTTTTCCATTTCAAAGCGTCAGACAAGTAACCATCGAACCTGGTCATGCGGCATAAATTCTGAGGTTTTAAATCTTTCCCTTTAGTCCAGGTCTTAACCGCCCATTTCATCACCAGTTTTATTTCTTCAGGCGTATAACATTCACCTTTTGATTTAACAGTGTTGAGAGCTTTTAAGATTGGCGCTGTAGATTGAAACTTGGAATTGGTTAGCTGGTTGTAATAATCAAGAATTTCTAGAGCGATATTTTCCCCCTCGGGGGTAAGGGGGATATTGTCTTTATTGTCTTTTGTAATATTGTCTTTTGTAATATTGTCTTTTGTGGTTGACCGTTTCGGTAAAACCTCTTTTACTGTTTTAGTAAAGCTTTTCTTTACCGTTTCGGTAAATGTTTTACTCTTTTGGTCAATGTCAGTATTCCAGTCAGAAATATCTTTATTCATTCCAACTTTTCTACCTTCCTGGATAAAGACTTTCATGCGGATTAATTGATTTTTAGCTGTCGAGCATTTAGTACTGTCTAGCCTGGTCATCTTTTCTAGTTGAGGGTTGCTTACCCAATCCATTTTTTTGTTAAAGCCGTATGTTTTCCTCCATACAGCCATGACTATAAGTAATTGGTGCTTAGTGAGCCCAGCAAGCATGATCGCATCTAAGAGTTCATTTGCTATCCTGGTGTATCCATTATCAAGATCTGCCACTGTAGGCCTCTCTTGCCGTCGTTGGTTGCCAAAATCAGCGTATGCAACGTTACTCATGCCGTTTCCCTCCAGTGACTTCCTGACGATGCTCAAGCCGTAATTTTGCATCTTCCAATGCAGACCTGAGCGCCTTAGCTCCCTGCTCAGTGACCGAACGATTAGCCCGATCACGCATGACGTTTTTATGCACAGCGCTGTAATTAAATTTGTTTCTCATGTATAATTACTCCTGCTTACGAAAATTAAATTAGCTCCATCTGAGCCTCATCGGTTGCCGCCTTTGAGGTTTTTCTTTTTGGGTATCTGACATGCTCTAGCATCTGAATTAATGCCCTAGCCTCATCACCCTGAATAATCACATCTTGAATTGGCGCATCGAACCCTATTGCGTCTAGCAGTCTTGCTGCCTTCTCAACAAAGCCGTTCTCTAATTGCCATCTAGTGATTTGGGATTCGTGTACACCGACAGCCTTAGCAACTTGCTTAGGTGTGGTTAAGATGATCCCTTTGCGAATACGAGCCTCAATTGCTCGCACGTTGCGTGAAATTGCGTAGTCCATTTGTTAAATTCCTTTTGACGTAGTTAGTCCGTTGCTCACGATCCTGTGAGTGTGTATTGCAGTGCTCTACAATGGCAGAGCTTAAGTTTTGAAAGAGCGGTAAAGTTATGCAGCTTGAGGTGGGAAAACGTCATCTAATGAGCATTTCGCACCAAGTTTTTGTAATGCCTCAACGATTACTCGACAATCATTAAGGCTAGGCGTTCTAATACTTAGCTCGTAGTTTGCAATACGAGATTGACCCCATCCGATTGATGAAGCCAAAACAGCCTGAGAAATTCCTAATTTTTTTCGCTGTTCTGCGATGTTATTCATTGTGTGTATCCTCCATGTCTACAACCCCTATTACACACAATATGTGATTAACTGTCAATCACGAATCGTTTAAATACTTACATCACGTTTTGTGTTAAAAGATAAGCATGAAAAAAATAAATGAAATTATCGGCGAGAGACTGAAGTCTATTCGTGAATCTAGAGGGTTGAGCCAAGCGCAACTTGCAAAGCTGTGCGGATATTCCGCAGCCTCTAGAATTGGAAATTATGAACTTGGGGAAAGAAAGATAAGTGCTGATGATGCTTTGGTTATCAGCGAAGCTTTAGGTGTTTCACCAGCGGAATTGATGTTTGGTGATAGGAGCGATCAGGTTGTTAGCAACTATGAGTACCCTCTATTTTCCAAAGTGCAAGCAGGTGCGTTTACTGAAAATAGCAATGCATACACTAGAAGTGACGCCATCGCATGGATACCTACAGCAAAGAAAGCTAGCGATAGCGCATTCTGGTTAGAGGTTGAAGGTCACTCAATGACAGCCCCTCAAGGTGGACGCCCGAGCTTTCCTGAAGGGATGCTGATACTTGTTGACCCTGAGCAAGAGGTTAGCTTTGGTGACTTCTGTATAGCTCGCCTGATGAACGATGAGTTCACATTTAAGCGTCTAATTCGAGAAGGTGAAACAGAATACCTTGAACCATTAAATCCACGGTTCGAGATGATACCGATTAATGGTAACTGCCAGATTATAGGTAAAGTGGTTAAGTCTCAGTGGCCTGACGACACGTTTTAATATGAATAGACTGCTAGAGCTGATATCCAACGCTAACATAATGATACTGCTAGTTGTTATAGCGGTGCTGGATATCATTCTATTGTTACTGATTGCATTTGATAATTAGTGAGGGTTCGATATGAAAAGATTATTAGAACTCATCAGTAAAAATAAGCTGCTGATTGTTATGTTAATAATAGCGCTAGCAGTTGGAGCAGTATTACAGTTTGCAGAAGAGCCTTTTGCTTGGATTTCGATTTTCAATGCAGAGTGACGACACGTTTTAGGGTGTGGTTGATAAAGGATTGAGTGATGATAACATTAGGAATTAGAGCAGAACCAAAACAAATCTCATTTGTTGTTTACTGTAGCGATGAAAATAAACTGCTTTGTGTTGATAAAGTTACAGTACCGCAAGCACTAGATACGCCTGAGCAACTTAAATATATACGTAATAACATATTGGATGTGTTGAGAGAGTACAAGGTGGAGAGAGCAGCCCTGCGGGTGGCAGAAGGTATAGCGAAGAATAAAAGCCTTCCTCGATACTATCTAGAAGCAGTTATTCAAGAGGCTTTCTCTAGTAGCAATCTATCCGCATTTTCTATAATGAGGTCAAGCACAATAATAAAAGACCTGAAAATTAACAAAAAACAATACGACCAAATTTTAGATTCATCACAAAAAATTAAAGACATAGATAATTCTAAATTTAAAAAAGCAACCAATGAAGCTTTAATGGTTGCTATAGCGGTGGCCAGTCATGATTGATGCACGTATATCGTTTAAAGAAATTAGAGAATTAGATGAGCAAGGTAAAAACTCACGAGTATTCCTTGCATATGATAAGAACCTTGATAGTAATTTAGTTATAAAGGAAATAAAGAAAGATAAATTTGATTGTGATGAGTACTTTAATGAAGCAAGAAAACTATACCAAAGCAGCCATCCTAACGTTGTTCAAATACAATATGCAGCACAAAACGATAATTTTATTTATCTAGGTCTTCCTTTCTATGAGAGAGGGTCAATTAAAGGCTTAATGAACAGAAATAACCTCACATGTCATGAGGTTATAAGATACTCAATCCAGTTTTTAAGTGGCTTGTATCATATACATACTAAAGGGTTAATTCACTTTGATATAAAACCAGATAATATTTTACTCTCAGAAAGAAACGAGGCTCTTTTGTCTGATTTTGGCTTAGCTGAAAAAATCGATAACGATGGCTTCGCTACACCAACAAAGATATACACAAAGTTTCAGGCACCTGAAGCATTTGGTACGTATGATTTAGATTTTACTTTCGATATATATCAAGCTGGCGTAACAATGTATGTAATGGCTGTTGGCTTGTCTCAATTCGAAAAAGAAGTACAACAAATCATTAGCACCGGCAATCCCATTGATGAAATAATTAATGGTAGATTTCCATTAAAAAACTATCCGCCACACATCCCACTGTCAATAAAAAAAATAATCAATAAGTGCCTAGAAAAAAACACAAAGGATAGATATCAATCAGTTCAATTAATTTTGAATGATTTGTCAAAAATAAATAATTCAGACTCTCTTCATTGGCGAATGTTTTCTGAAAAAGAAAAGACAATCTGGATTAATGATGCTAGTAATGCTAATCTTAAGTTAGAATTTGACATTGTTAATGGTAGTTGTTATGGAACAAAGCTACTATCTAATGGTAACAGACAAAGAATATCAAGTTATTGCATGGATGCAGTAAAAGAGAGCGACCTACGTTCTATTCTTACCAAATAAGGTTTTATTATGAAAATCCGCGAGGCTGACAAGTTCCCTCGTAGACACGATCTTGCTACGGCATTAAATTGCAAAAGGAAAGCCAAGGCACTTTCAAGTGAAGCGAGAGAAGAAAGAATAAAATCATCAACAAGCGCACTTATGAACATGGAAAGTTACGTGCAGTTCAAAAAATAACCCCAGCCCTCCCCGCGAGGGCTTTTTTGTGCCCTATCCAATCTTCCCCATACTTCTAACCACTTGAGCGGCATCCCGTAAAGCGCCTTTATGTAAGGTGTTTGTTACCTCTTTACGGTATCGCTCAAGTTCATCAATAATCATTTCTTTGGTTATGGTGTCGGTATTGTCTAGTAGTCTAAACACCGCGCCGCCCACTTCCATTACCACTTTTACTACTTGCTCGTCATCTAATTCCATAAATCCTCCTGAGTTTTTATTTCGACATCTTAATCCAAAATTTGTTCAGCCTGGTGACTTAATTCACAAATCGTGTCTATAAATAAAATATTTTTCATTTCAAATCATCACGTTAATTCAACAACAATCAAATAAACACATTTTGTGGTTGACATTAAAATCACAATTTGTGAATATACTATCCATCGAAGGCAAGGAGCCATAGATAAACAGGATGTTCGCTCTTTTACAAATTAACTCCCGCCATTGTGGGAAAGTTTCAAAACTCCAAGTGAGTATTGGGATTGGTGAATGCTAAGGCTGATTAGCTAGATAGGGATCGGCAATAACTCAGTAAGTCGCGTGTCGCATGACGTAACACCGAAAGTAGGAGATCAGCACCTACCACCAATCACCAATACTTACTAACCGAGGGTAAACCATGCAACAGATCACTTACTTACCGCGCACTGGTAAGACAAATTCAAAGATGCGTCGTTATGCAGCTAGAGGTGAATTAATGGCACGTAAAGCAGCAGAGGCAGCAAATCGTGGTCGCACTACTGAGGAAATATGGGATTCGATATTCAAACCAGTAGATGAAACCGACGTACTGGCAAACTTACTTATCGGGATAAAAGACATGCCCAATGTACAACGCAAGCAACCACGGCTCCGCAAGCCGATTATGAGTGATGGAAGTGTTACGGCGAGATAGGAAAATAATATGGTTCAGTCAGATAGAGTACAAATTATGTATAGAACAGCGGATCAGGTCTCTCGCGTAAAAAATGAGCTGGCTGGCTCTTTTATGTATTTTGCTAGAGCAGAAGACGCAATGGAAACAGGATTATTTTGTCAGAAATTGGTTGTTCCATTCTGGGGCGATGAGGATAAGTTCGACTTCCTTGATAAAAGATTTGAAGTGAAAAGTCGAAGTAACTTATCACCAACAGAGCAAAGTTTACTTGTTGATAGTTAACTAATTACAGTCCATCAAGGTGGGCTGTGTGAGTTGATTAATAGATAGGAGCTATACATGCACACTTGTCATAGATGTGGCGATGAAATCGAAAGTGTAGATGAAATTATGGATGGTGACGACTACGGGTACGATGAAGTTTGCCGTGATTGCCTCGCTGAACTCAAAGAGGAAAGTGGCGACTAACATCGCATTTGATTAATAGATAGGAGATAGAGATATGACTCGTTTAACAAATAGCTTGAAAGAAGTTATCACGCAAAATGCATTAGAGAAATCAGGCGTTATCCAGCAACAAAAAGAACTAGACCTTGAATATAACAAATTAGCTTTAGATGTGCGTATTGAAGCGCTTGGTGGTAAGGAGAAAGCCGACAAAGCAGAATCTCTCCACCAAGAGCTAGTGAAAAAGTCAGATGAACTCAATCAGCTTACTGATGGTTGTGTTTATATCTACAATGATACTGATTACAAAATATTTCCATCATTTGGCGGCATGAGAAAAAGGCTTAACTACGGAATCAATACCAGCACTCAACTCCTGACTCCAGATGAATCAAAATGCAGATTTGCCGCTGACCATCCGCTAAGTATTAAATTTTTAGAACTGGAAGAAAAGAAATCCAAGTTAGATAAAAAATACTGCGAAGTTAAAGTGAATGTTAGTACCGCATTAAAATCATGCACCACCGTAAAACGCCTATTAACCATCTGGCCTGAAGCTAAAGAGCTATTACCGAAAGATGTTGAAAAAGCATCGATTCAACTGCCCGCACTGAAAGTTGAAAAGCTAAATGAAATTATCGGATTGCCAACTGAAAAAGCGGCTTAACTTGCTATTTAGTTAATAACGGAGGGAGTATGACAGATAAAAAGAATTTACCGTGGCAGCTGGAAGAGTTACGCGACAAATTCGAAATGGCAGCTATGCAGGGGATTTTAGCCAATCCTGCTCAGCTTGATAATGTCAATAACAAATCAGCTGAATGGGTATCGCGGGATGCGTATCTTGTTGCAGATGCAATGTTAAAGGCTAGGGGGTGATATGGGATTTAAGCATAGTCCAGCGCCTTGGCATTTAAGGGATGGAATAAATGAATACTCAACTTTAGTTGATGATAATTATAACGTTATTTTTTCATCGCCAGATGACATTAAAAAAGAAGACGCAGACCTAATCGCAGCAGCACCAGAGTTATTAGAGGCTTTGATTGAGCTAACTGAAAGCGCTAAAGATGCCATTGATGGTCTAGGTGATTTAGCAGACGCAATAGACACAGCCAAAGCAGCAATCGCAAAAGCCCTCGGTCAGCAGTAACCCACCACTTAATCATTCATATCGCTATTAATAGTGAGGAATACGCACATAAGGAACATAGGAAATGGCAAATGAATTAGTCGTAATTGAGAAGTCGACGGCGCTTGAAGTATTTAAGTCATCGGATAGCGTCGAAGATATCATTCGTAAAGTAGAGCAAGAAGTTAACTCTTTTATTCCAGATGTTAGCACTGCCAAAGGTCGCAAGGAAATTGCTTCACTGGCTTACAAAGTCGCTCAATCGAAAACTTATCTCGATGGTCTTGGTAAAGACTTGGTAGCGGAGCTAAAAGAAATACCAAAGCTAATTGATGCTAATCGCCGAACTGTTCGTGACCGCTTTGATGCCTTACGCGATAAAGTTCGACAGCCATTAACTGAGTGGGAAGCCGAGCAAGAGCGAATCGAAGCAGAAAAGCAAATGTTAGCGTGGCACGAAGAAGCACTAGAAATGAACGCGGCATTCGATAAGGCACTTGCTGAGCGTATCGAGTCAGACCATGAAATCGCCCTGCTCATGAATGAGAAATTCGACCGTGATTTAGCAGAAGCTAAAGCCGAAGCAGAACGCCAACGTATTGCACACGAAGAAGAGCTGAAGAAACAAGCAGCAGAGCAAGCAAGGTTAGAAGCCGAACGAAAGGCACAGCAAGAAATTGAAGCAGCAGCGCAACGCGAACGTGAAGCAAAGGAAGCCGCCGAACGTGCAGAGCGTGAAAAGCAGGAAGCCATTCAACGTGCAGAGCAAGAAGCGAAAGAAGCCAAGGAAAAAGCAGAGCGTGATGCTAAAGAAGCTCAGAAGAGAGCCGAACGCGAGAAACAATTAGCTATCGAAGCTGAGCGCAAAAGAGCCCTTGAAGCTGAGCAATCGCGATTAGCAGAAGAAGAACGCAAGCGTAAGGAAGATGCGAAGCGTCAAGAAGATAAAGAACATCGCCGTGTATTTAATCAAGAGGCATTGAAAGCCTTAGTCAGTAACGGATTTGACGAAAAATTAGCAACTGAATTTATTAAGCTAGTTGCAAGTAACCAAATCCCCCACATGACAATGAATTACTAATACCCACCGCACCAACACCAGAACACTTTCAATAACAATCGCTATCAATCGATAAGTGAGGATTAATCATGCGTACAAATCAGAAGTACAGCCGTGCAATGCGAGACGTTTGCATGGTTAAACCTACCAAGCCACAGGCTATCAAAAACAAACCAAGTGTCGGATTTTGTGTAGCTACCATCCTGATATTTATATTTTTTCTTCTTCCTGCTTTTATGAGGTGACGTATGCAAACAATTGAAATAGAAAGCGATGCTATTTATTTGAATTCAAAGCCAGCGGCGCACAGAGGGCAGCGAATATCGCTTGAGTTTGATTCACATACAAGGATAGAAACCAACGCCACGGAATGGCTGATATTGAGTTTAAACCCAACAAGGGAACTGTTGGAGAAGATACTCAGGGAACGGTATGAGGACGCAGCATGAGAATTTCAGATTATGAACTCAAGCAAAGGCAGGATGCCGAAAGACGACGCAGGGAGCGTGAGGAAGTAGAGTATTACTACTGGTTGGAGAGTCTAGGATTGACGCCGGCAAAAATACCAGACAGTCACTTCAAGGGTGATTTTTAAATTAATTTAACAAGAGAATAATTATGAATATTTATATTGATATCGAAACAATCCCATCCCAAGACCCAGCTATTAAGCAGAAATTTTTAGATGAAGTAACCGCACCGGGCAATTACAAAAAGCAGGAATCCATTGATGAGTGGTTGGCAGCTAACCGCGAAATTGTCGGTGAAGAAAACTGGAAAAAAACCAGTTTCGACGGTGGGTTAGGTCATGTTTGCGTGATTGGCGTAGCAATTAATGATGGAGAAACAAAAACTTTCTACGCAGAAGATTACTTGGCTAATGAAAAGAAAATTATCACTGACTTATTCGAGTTGATTGATGATAACTACGACCCATCAAAAAACATTCCACCTGTTTTTATTGGGCATAACATCGCAGAGTTTGACCTTAAATTCTTATTCCAGCGTGCTGTGGTTCTTGGTGTTAAGCCGCCAAAAGTAATTCCGTTCGGTGCTAGGCCTTGGGATAAATCATTATTCGACACAATGACAGTTTGGGCTGGGCATAATGGAAGCGTATCGCTAGATAAACTCTGCTCCGTTCTTGGTTTAAATGCCAAAGGCTCTGAAACTGGCGAGGATATCGACGGCAGTAAAGTTTGGGATTTTGTTAAGGATGGCAAGATTTCAGTAGTCGCCGAGTACTGCAAGGGTGATGTAGATCGGGTTCGAGATATTCATAAACGCATGACATTTCAATTGACCGCCTAAATGGCGGTTTTTTGTAGGAGGTAATTATGAAATTTGCAAAAGCATTGCGGAAAAAAGCAAAGCTACGACTTGCACTAACAGGCCCTAGTGGCTCAGGTAAAACGTATGGAGCACTGGAAATAGCCAAAGGACTTGGCGGCAAAACAGCAGTGATAGATACCGAGAAAGGAAGCGCTTCACTCTACTCTGACCGCTTTAATTTTGATGTATTAGAGCTGGACCCGCCATTCACACCAGAGCGATTTATTGAAGCCATCGGAGCTGCGCAGGAAGCTGGCTACGACAATTTAATAATCGACAGTATCACCCATGAATGGAGTGGGTCAGGTGGATGCCTCGAATTACTGGACGGACTAGCAAAGGCGAAATATCGCGGTAATACGTGGTCAGCATGGAGCGAAATAACACCACGTCACAACGCATTTCTCGACGCAATTCTACGGTCTGACCTGCACATTATCGCAACAATGAGAAGTAAAACGGAAACTGCTCAAGTTGATAAAGGTAACGGCAAGAAAGGCGTAGACAAGCTAGGTATGAAGTCAGAGCAACGGGACGGTGTTGAGTATGAATTTACTACCGTTCTCGATCTCAATCACGAAACTCACACTGCAATGGCAAGCAAGGATAGAACAGGATTGTTCAGCAATGCCGAAGTCACCCAGCTAAATGAATTAACAGGCAAAAAGCTAATGGATTGGCTTAATGATGGGCGAACTAAAGCTGAAGTGGATTTATCACACTTCACTGATATTGCAATGGAAACACAAGACATGGATGTACTTAAAAATGCGTTTGGTGAGGCATATAAAGCGCTCAGGGATACACCAGAACAAGCGGAAGCTCAGAAGCTATATGAGCTAAGAAAAGAAGAGTTAACTAAACAAGAGGCGGCATAAATGGCTGAGAGAGGCGTCAATAAATCCATCATTCTAGGAAATTTAGGCGATGACCCGAACGTGAGGTATTCACCGAACGGAACAGCATTTGCTAATTTCTCGGTCGCCACAAGCGAAACGTGGAAAGACAAAAACACAGGTGAGAAACGAGAGCGCACTGACTGGCACAACATTGTCATACAAGGAAAGTTAGCCGAGGTGGCAGGTCAATACCTGAAAAAAGGAAGTCAGGTATACATAGAGGGGAAAATGCGCACTCGTAAGTATCAAGGTAATGACGGGCAAGATAAGTACATTACTGAAGTCATCGTTGACATTGATGGAAAAATGCAAATGTTAGGCAGCGGTAATCAAACTGAAAGTCAGAATCCGAAGCCATCAACTCAGGGGGTTCAGCGCCCACACCAACAACCGCAAACTCAACAACCTGAGCCACCATTAGATTTTGATGATGATATGATCCCGTTTTAGAAGGAATCAAGCATGGATAATACGCAATTATGTATAGAAAGTTACTCTCGACATAAAAACCTTAAGTTAGTTGGCATGGAGCTAGGTATACCGTGGCAATCGGTATATAGCACGCTAAGGAAGGCGGATTATCCAGTAACTGGTGATAAAGCTAGGTATGGGTCAGTTACAGATAGAATAGCGGTTATTGGTGAGCAAAAGTTTAAGAAGGCAGTTCCAATAGCCATAGATAATAATGACTTGAAGTATCAAGCAGATATTGATTTCACCATTGGAAACATAACGGTAGACGTTAAAACTTCACGAATTAGACGTTACCAGCAAGGAAAAGGAATTCGTAATTCAGCCCCAAGGTGGGGTTATTGCATCAATAAACAAAAAGACACCGCTGACTTTTTTGTCTTGTACGCTCTTAATGATGACAATGAAACTGAGCATGTTTTTCTCATGCCGAATGAAATTGTTACCACTGCATCAACAATATCGATTCCAGAAACACTAGCTAGTAAATGGGCTGATTACAAAATAGAAGAAAGTGAATTATTGCCATTCTTCCAATCTTTGTAATCCACACTACCCTTCTGACCCTTCCCTATGTGATTTAACCAAAGGATATAACCATGGATAAATGCTGCTTATGCAAAAAAGAGCTTGATGACTATAACGGGTATGAATACCGAGGCTTTCATTCCTGCGAAGAGCATTTTGATGAAGTATGCGATCGAGTTGACAGGAAAAGGCAGGAAATTATCAGTCGTCATGATTCTATGTCTAGGCCACTGAAGGGATTAGATATAAGGCCAGATAACCCTATCGGGAAAGCTAACCGAGAATTACTTAAGGGAAGCATCGAAGTTAGCGGGAAAGAAACTTATCTGGAAAAAGAATATCGCAAAGGAATTCTTTAGTTAACCAAAGGATATATTTGCAAGGATGCAAACAGGAGATAGATATATGAATAATGAAAATTGTAGTTTTGAAGAATGGCACGATTTATTAATGCAAGTAGCAGCAGACCACGGCGGTAGCGCAGCAGATGCAGACGCTTGGCGTGATGATTACGAAGCAGGAAAAACACCACTTGAAGCGTGGGTTGATGAATGGGGTGAGGATTAA